GTTACGAACAGAACGAAGAACGTAGACAAAGAGAAGCGTCTGAAAGAATGCGTGATGAGGCGGTTAAAGTCGCCCAAGTTCTCGCAAACAAAAACAAAGAATACGAGGCTTTAATTAATCGAGGCGAAGGTGCTTTGATTAATACAGTAAAGCAAAAAGCAGAAATGACCCTTGAGAACGCTAGGTCTAAATACAAGAAAGCGTATGAAGAAGGGGATACAGATAATGTGGTTTCTGCACAAGAAGATTTAATTAAAGCTCAGGCAGAGCTGACAGAGGCTGAGAGGTATGAAAACAACCTACCCCAGCAGGAGCAATGGCAACCGCCTCCTCCGCAGCAGGAATACCGACAGGCTCCTGTAGCGCCAGCTCCACCTCAACAAGTGGCACCGCCTGAGCCTTCTCCAGAGTCTGCGGCTTGGGCTGAACGCAATCCTTGGTTTATGAATCCAGACAACAAGGCAATGACCGCGACAGCTTATGGCCTGCATGAAGAAGCATTGAGGGATCAAGGGTTAAGACCCAACTCTCCTCAATACTTCCAGTATGTAGACAATGGTATGAGAGGATCGTATCCAAATTACGGTTGGCAGGATGAAAGCGATACAGATGGACGTACCGCGACTGTGACTGCTAATCAGCCCTCGTCGGTGGTGGCACCTTCCGCAAGGAATAACGGTGCTAAACCGCGCAAAATACAGTTAACGTCCACTCAGGTTGCACTCGCCAAGCGACTTGGGTTAACCAATGAACAGTATGCAAAAGAACTCATTAAGGGGAATTTTTGATGCCTGAAGAGCGCACACCAAGAAACAATACTTCGCGTAAAGCGGATGAAAGACCGAGCGATAAGTGGATACCAGCTTCAGTGCTGCCAGATCCAGAGCCAAAAGACGGTTGGGTTTTCCGATGGGTACGAACCAGTATCCTTGGGCAATCTGATAACACTCATGTTTCGCAGATGTTTAGAGAAGGTTGGGAGCCATGTAAGGCTGAAGATCATCCTGAACTCAAGCTGCAACCAGATGTTGGTTCTAGGTTTGAAGGTAATCTTGAAGTAGGTGGTTTGCTTTTATGCAAGGCTCCCGCTGAAACAATGGCTGCCAGAGAGGCTCATTTCCAGAATATGGCAAATGACCAGATGAACTCCGTTGATAATAACTTTATGCGCGAAAACGACCCTCGTATGCCTCTCTTAAATCCAGAGAGAAGTACGAGAACTACTTTTGGTAGAGACTAACCCAAGTTGCTGGGTTGTTTCTATAAATAAGGAGGTCATTTATGGCTACCACAGCAACCCCAATGGGTGCTGAACCAGTAAACACTCTTAGTGCGAGCGGCTCTTATACAGGAAAAGTTCGACACATTAAGATTGCTAGTGGTTACGGCACAGCGATTTTCTACGGCGATTTCGTCAAACTAGTTGCGGCAGGTACTTTAGAGAAAGCAGCGGTTACAACCTCTGTTGCTGCCGGCACTGTCGGCATCTTTGTAGGAGTTTCCTACACTGATCCAAGTACTAGCCAGTTAACTTTTAACCAGCAATTTCCGGCTTCTACAGCAGCAGACGACATTATGGCGTATGTTGTTGATGATCCTAAGCTTGTTTTCCAAATGCAGGGAGATGAGGCTATTGCTCAGACTGGGCTTGGAAACAATGTCTCAGCGGTTAGTACAGCGGGATCGACTGCAATCGGTAGAAGCAAGAACGCCTTAGATGGCGGTTCTATTGCTACTACTAATACTTTACCACTTCGTATTGTTGAATTCGTAGATGGCCCATCCAGCACGGTTGGTGACACCTATACGGATTGTTTAGTGACATATTTGCCACTAAGCCATGCATACGAAACGAAACTTGGCGTATAAGGAGACTAACGAATGGCTATTTCTAGAGCGCAAATGCTTAAGGAACTCCTTCCGGGTCTTAACGCCCTTTTTGGTTTGGAGTATGGTAAATACGAAGACGAGCATGAACTCATTTATGAGACAGAAAGCTCTGAACGTTCTTTTGAAGAGGAAGTAAAGTTGAGCGGCTTTGGTGCTGCTCCCGTGAAAAACGAAGGTTCTGCAATCTCTTATGATTCAGCACAAGAGTCTTTCACTGCACGTTACAACCACGAAACTATTGCTATGGGCTTCGCGATTACGGAAGAGGCTATGGAAGATAATTTGTATGACTCATTGTCTGCACGTTATACCAAAGCTCTCGCCCGTGCTATGGCGTATACCAAGCAGGTTAAGTCGGTTAATCCTCTTAACAACGGTTTTACGACAGCCTTTAGTTCAGGCGACGGTGTTGCTTTGTTTAGCGCATCTCACCCGCTTGTTAACGGTGGGACGAATTCAAACCGTCCGACCACTGGCGCAGACCTTAACGAGACATCCTTAGAAAATGCAATCATCTCGATTGCTGCTTTCACTGATGAGCGTGGATTGTTAATTGCTGCACGGCCTCGTCGTTTGATTGTTCCGCCTGCTTTGATGTTTACAGCGACTAGGTTGCTGGAATCAACACAGCGTGTTGCTACAGCCGATAACGATATTAACGCTATCCAAAACATGGGAGCAATTCCAGAAGGATACGCGGTAAATCATTATTTGACTGACTCAAATGCATTCTTCATCATTACGGATGTTCCTAATGGTCTGAAGCATTTTGAGCGTACCGCGCTTGAGACAAGCATGGACGGAGACTTTGATACTGGTAACGTGAGATACAAGGCTAGGGAGCGATACTCTTTTGGAGTAAGTGACCCACTTGGAATTTACGGTTCACCCGGATCAAGCTAACGGATATGGGGGTGCTTTGCGCCCCCTTTTCTTTCCTGACTAATTGTTCCACATGGAACGTTAGACACTAGCCACGACAGGAGATACACATGGCTAAAACAACTTTTAATGGCCCAGTCCGTTCGGAAAATGGGTTTCAACAGATTTCTAAAAACTCTACTACTGGTGCAGTTACTGTCACTAGTGGTGATAAAATGGCTACTGAAGCCACTGGCAGCGCCGGTATTGAAGGCACCGCTGCGGTATACGTCACTCAAGTTACTCGCTTAAAAAGCGATGTTGATACCAACGTAAATATTGTTAAGACAACCATTATGATTGATCTTACCGATTTGCGAGATGGTGGAACTGCTGGCGACATTATCGGAAAAGATGGTGATGGCGTTGCGTTCATTGGCCGAGTTACTACTGCCAATCAAGGCGTTGTGTTTGGTGTAACCATGACTTGCGTAGAAACTCCTGCTGGCGGCGGTACAGACATAGATCTGTATTCTGCTACTGAAGGCACAGGTGTTAACGACACAGCTATTGGTGACCTAACTGAAACTCAAATTATTAATGCAGGTGCTGCTTCCGCAGGAACTATGGTTGCTGGTGGAGACATTGCAGCAGATCAATACTTGTACTTAGTTGGTCAAGGTACAGGTCACGCTGCTTATACAGCAGGTCGTTTCCTGATTGAGATCACTGGCTACGACGTAGCATCGTAGGGAGTAATTTATGGCTGATGCAGTTACATCGCAAACTATTGTTGATGGCGGCAAAAACCTTGTATTAAAGATCACCAACATTAGCGACGGCACCGGAGAAACTGAAGTTGCTAAAGTTGATGTTTCTGCTCTAGAAAATGATCCGATAACAGGCAATGCTTGTAGTCGGATTGTTTTACAAAGGATTTGGTTTAGTAATGTTGGTATGGGTTTTAAGCTTTTTTGGAACGCAGATACTAACGTTTTTATTACCCAAGCCCCGAAAGACTGGACTGATACTTGGGACTTTACCGACAGCAGTATTGTGCTACCCGGAATACCTAATAATGCTGGTACTGGCGTTAATGGTGATTTGTTGCTTACAACGAATGATCATTCAAATGGCGATACCTACAGTGTTATTATCTGGGCATTAAAACACTTTAGCTAGGAGGCATCATGGCGAAGCTAGAAATGTTCGTTAATGGTAATTTTGCCGATGGCGAAGAGGTTTACCAAATCGGAACTAAAAATGCAGAAGGTACTGGTGAAACAAACGATGGTCAGTATGACGT